TTCTTGAACGCTTCATAGCCCCAACTAAATTGTATTTTTAGTGGGGCATCATACCTCTTGAACTTCCTATGCTGCATCCTTCTTCTCCTTGAACGCTTTTATAACATCAGATGAAAATAGTTTTTGTAAGTTTAGTAGATACATACGTGACGCATTGTGGTCTCCACCAGACACAGACTTTTTATAGTCTAGGTTGTGTATGATACGTCTGAGACTTCTTGTATCAAACACTAGAGTGGCAAAGACTTCATCACCGATACATAGATTGTGAAACCAATAGTCTGATTCAGTAGCATTGATACCACTAGGCTTGCCGTAGCACTCATACTCTATAGCAATGTTGCCAGTTCTCTGCCACACATCTCGCTCACTCTTGACTTCAATCTTTTTGTCTTGCAACATATCAGCCACAAGCTGTTCTCTGACCTTGCCGTATTGCAGGTCTATGTCAAATTTCTTTCTATTTTTTGGTGACGGTGCTGTCTTTGTCATTCGATGTCCCTTCATTTTGAGGTTGTGTTGAAGCCAGATATTTCATTAATATATTTAGCTTGCCTTCATACTCTGCAATGCTACTTAACTCCTTATCTATAGTTTGCATAATATCCTGATGCTGTCCTATACCCACAGGGTTCTGAACCAGAACATTTATATTTGCAAGATGCTTATTTATATTACCCATAAGATAGGTTCTTGTTGCATTTAAAAGTAATTCTCTCATTATATTATAACTCCTACTATTACTCCTGACATAAATACAGAAATGTATGTTAGCATTTCTAGTATAAATATTCTAGTGTCTGTATGGTCTATAAACTTAACCATATTTTTAAACGTAAAATATTTCATATAGTAACTCCTTTATGCGCTAATGTCAACTACTTCACACACACCTGCGGTGCATGCCAACTCACGACTGCCTGACGTAGTGTCTTCTTTTTCAAACTCAGATAATGCTCTCCAATCAATACCCTTTGGCATTTTGCTTAACATATCTTTGTACTCCACTTCAGTGCAGTCTTGATAAGGTGCTTGTTTATAGGTATGCTCACTAAAAGGTAGAAAGCTTATACCTGACACCTCGTCAAAGTTTTTATACACCCAAGAACCTACATCCAACCACTCATGCTCTTTTACAGAGATGGTTACAGATGGCTTGTGTTCGCACCAGTATTTCTGGTACTTGAGCCATATATTTAATTGTTCTATAGCAGACATGTCCTGCCTAAACACAGCGGTAGATGGTGCTTGCATGGGAAAGCTAAATACTGTAGTGCTTTGTGGCTTCATCACATCAGGCTCAGATGGTATTCCTTGTGCCACCATGAACTGTGTAAGTGGGTCTTTGTTATCGCCACGAACTGTACGTATGTAATGTGGATTGTGTCGCGCATGTATGCCACTCGCACTGTCAACTAATTGACTAACTGTACCACTGGGCTTGACTGTGGTTACAGCAGTAGACTGTGGTATCCCAAGATTTGCTGACACTTTTCTGTTTGTTTCAACGGCAGTCTCACGTAGCCTTGTAAGCAACCCTTCAATATTATTTCCTATTCTAGGACTCTTACCACTTAGTAACGCATTGTCCATAATGCCAGTAAGAGATACACCCAATAATCTCTCTTCTTCTGTATTATCTTTCCATACCTTACGTAGATATTTAAAGTCGGTAAGAGTAGACTGATATGTGCCTAGTATAGTTGCTAGTTTTACTTTCTGTATGAGAGTTTCTTCTGTGTCGGATTCGCGTACAACAACTTCAGTAAGGTTACAGAATTGATAGGGACGTAGTATTATTTCGCTACATGGGTTGCAACCAAACTCTTGTTCTACATCTCGTCTACCATTTTTAGACGCTTGTTTTATAGCAGACTGCCTATTAAATATACCTCTCTCTCCTGACTTACTTTCGTAAAGAGAAAGCCACTCGCGCATGAAGGTGTCCATATCGGGCTTTGACTTGTAGGCTACACTATTGTTTGCTAATGCACGTTGCCCTTCATTCTCCCACCACTGTCCAGACTTAGCGTGTCGCATCTGTGTATCTCCTAAATTAGATAGAGATATTAGTGCTGACCTACGCACACCACCCACTACAACAACTTCACCAATCTTACACATAATATCATGGCATTCTAGTGGGTACAACCTGCGATTCTTAGCCTGCGTAAACTTGTCAATTAAAAATTGGAACAGTTCTTCCAAAGGTGCAGGACCACTAGCACGACCGCCAAATGTTTTGAGTCTAGCACCTGCAGGTCTCACTTCTGAGACATCCCATTGTGGTATCTGTCCTGCATACAACATAGCTATCATTTCTCGCAATGCTCTTGCCCAACCCGGTCTGCTATCAGCCACCTTTATAATGGTATCACTATTCTCAAAATGCTCATTTACAACAGGCAGTTTATCTACATTCTCTCTTTCTACAGAGAATCCCACACCTGTGCCACACATTAACACATACATAGTTTCATCAAACGCTCGTGGACTATCGACAGGTATGTATGAACAGTTGTATCCTGCTACGTGACATCTGTCTAATGCTGAACCTGCTGTCATCAAAGCTCTCATGCTAGGCATAACACTTAACCCCATCATAGCGTCTTCTAAGTCATGCTTTGTAGCCTGTGGTATAGTATGGTTGTGTTTCTTTTTAAGATGGTTAGACATGTAGCCTATATATCTGTCTACAGTCTCACTCCATGTCTCGCGTCTTTGTTCGTCTTCTTTCCATCTCGCGTAGCGTGATAGCGCAATAAAGTTTTGATAGTCGGTTGGTAGTAAATTATTCATGTCAATCTCTCAATGTTTTTATGTTTTTAATATCAGCACCCTGAACATCATAAAAATATTCTCGGATGCCATCCTCAATTTCCTCTGATACTTTACCATCGGCAGGAATGGGGTACTCCTCTGGGTCTATATCTATAGCTATAAGCATTTTAACTAGCATTTATTTGTCCTCTATATACTTTAAATATACTCTAGCTTTTTCAAGGTCTTCATCTTTACCTTTATCTCTCTCTCTGTATACATACTTTATGTTGTTACCTTTACAGTAACCTCTAAACTCTTCGTCTGTTAAGGCTGCTCGTATCATATCTATACACTCTACACCACCTTTGAGGTAGTGAGGTGGACTATTTACCATGTCAATCTTTTTCTTCATTACTCTTAACCCCATTCATAAAATTTAAATGTATTATATTACTATCTTTTTCTTTGTCAATAAATAAATCTTGTTGACCATCATTTGAACGATTAAGATAGTCATGCAACAAGTTTCTAAAAGTTTCTACTTCTTCTATTATAGGCACAGAAGCACACATCATTCTGCAGAACTGCATAAGCTCACTCCACTCGTCTTCTGGAAGATTATTGTCCTCTGATGTAACGACTACAATATCTGCACTGCCTGACCACGCTCCATTTTTACTGCTCTTATTAGGACGAACTCTTATCACAAAATCATTCTTATCTAATTTATCTACTATGTCCATATGCTTTCCTTTTATATCCATTAAACTTTATAAAACTTGGGTACTTGTCTTTGCCTTTTTCTTTTATCCATGCTTCAGGAATAATTCTGTCATAGTAAACAAAATCATATCTTTCACACCATTCACCATATGTAGACTTTGCGCCTTTCCTAAGTTTGCGTCTGCTGTTTTCAAACACAAAACGTATATCTAATTTAGGATGTTGTTTCTTTATGGCAAGATGTTTTCTTCTATCTGATGCTGTGAACTGTCCTTTAGTTTCTATTATTACACCATTGAACAGCACGAAATCGGGTGTATATGTGCGGTAGGCTAAATCTTCCCACTCTATTTTGAAAGGCTCGTACTTAAACTTAACACGTTGCTCTTTCAACAAGTCAGAGATTTTTATTTCCAGACCACTACGATACCCATACTTTCGTGCTGTCGCAAACTGAGAGAATCTATTTACCAATTAAAGAAAGAATCCTCTGTTATAAGATAGAGAAGAAACACCAAGAGCCTTATACTCTTCAGCTAAAGCTCTGTCTGCTTCTCTTTTAGCTTCCATAGCCATTTTCAAGGATGCATACTTTTTCTCTTTATATTCTTTACGCAAAGAACTTAAACGCTCTTGAGTTTCTTTTATCTCTGTTTCAAGAGCTTCCATTTCCATATCACTCATTTAAATACTCCTCACTTAATTGAACATATGCAACCATTCTAGGTTGCTTGGCTTGTGACTTGACCGCAGGTTTTTCCACAAGGTTAGACCAACAATCAAATCGGTACGAACAGAACTTGCAGTTCGTGTTCAGTATCTTATTACCTGTAGGCTTACCTCTGAATGTTTCGTCTTCGGCTTCAAAGCAACGCTTAA